CAGTAGATGGATTGTACCTCAAAGCACCAGTATCATCCAATAATGCATTTGACTCATCATGGAACACAATGGGGAAGTTTGTATCTGCGGTGCTATCTGAAACAGTCACTTTGGATGCGGTTCCAGTAACATCACCTGTCAACGCCCCTGCGAATGCAGTAGCAGTTACAGTCCCAGCGAATGTCGCATTTGTGTTATCAAAGATAGTAAGAGCCGTTACTACTGTGTTTAGGGTACTTCCACTACTACCTCCATCTGCGACCTTGAAGTATATGTTTCCACCAGCACCAGTTCCTTTTCCTCTTCCGCCTTGAATAGTTATATCTCCACCTGCAATATTGTCAGTAGTACCTGCGGTTGTGTCACTACCTCGTATTGTCCAATCTAACCCTGCTGTATCGTGGGCTTGAGCAGGTTTAGCAATATTACCGCCATATTCAATCGAGAATATTTTGCTAAGAGTATCTGTTGTGTTTTGACGGGAATAGAAATGGTGAGAACCCCATTGGGCATCTGCTTGGTATTGGAATCCATTCTTAGCAACTATCTTCAGATTTGCACCATCATCTCTAAGGTGTGAATTAGAGCCACCGCCTCCAAGATTGAGTTGATTACCTTCCGTGATAGTTATATCATCAGCAAAAGATACGTCATCATTACTTAGAGTCATTACAGTATCGCCGGAAGATGATTTGATGTCATTCCCGCCTACCTTCAAATCCCCTGCAACAGTAACTAATCCATTTGAAACTACGAGAGAATCATTAGCAGAACCTCCCATTATCTTGAATGGATATTTATCCGTATCATCTGTAGATTCTCCTGTATCAATTTGGAAGTCCTTGATTACGAAGTTTCCACCATCAGTATATGCGAGGAACTTACCCTCGTTATTCTGCATTGATACTCCAATGCCACCTGTCGCACCAGTAGCCGCTACTGCAAGTATGCTTCCATCGAAGGTTAGATTCGCCTCTGCATTCATGGCATCTGCGCCAGTAGCAGTTAGAATCCTATTGTTCACTCCATTTGTCATGAAGTCAGATACGTCTACTGCAATAGTAGCAGTCGAGCCTTCTGCCGCAGTATGAGTGACATCTATTCCTGTTCCAGCAGAAACATCCGTCATGTAGTTTCCAGTTGTATCTGTTCCTAGTGCTACGCTATTGGCTTGTATTGTTGCCGCACCACCAGCCGCTATTGCGATATCCCCACTAACGTTTCCAAAGATAGCATCCTCAAGATTGGAGAATGTAATCTTCTTCTCAGTTCCGTTATCTGAGAACATGAAGTGGTCTTGTGTCTGATGAAGTCCAGTTCCACCAAGAGCAGTAAGACCGTCTATGTTCACGTTGAAATTAATCAAGTCAGTTCCAGTTGTGATTGCAATCGAGTCTCCCTTGAGAACTAGGGTATCGGCAGTATCACTAGCAACTACATCTGCTTGGTCATCAGGGCCGGAATTTCCAGTATTTGGGACTGAGAATGTCTTGTATGCACTGACTCCCCCTGACCCGTTTTGTATTGCGAAGTCGGATAGGTTTGCTAGAGTCATCACTCTCCAAGCACTTTCACTAGCATCCCATAGCATCATCTCGTCTGTGCCAGTAGCAGTTAGAGTAGAACCAGCACCATCATCCGTGATGACAGTAAGAGCATCAGGGTTAGCAACTGAGAATGTAGTTCCACTTCGTGCTATTCCTTGACCAGCAGAATATGTTGTATCTGTAGAAGCAATTGTAATGGCCCCATCCGCATTAGTTACTGATACATTTGTTCCCCCTGTAAGAGCCGCATTATCCCAGACCCCAGCAGATGCATCATAAATGAGAAGATGTCCAGCAGAGAGTGAGCCGATGTTCGTATCATCTAACTCAGCAAGTGTATCCTCAGTATCTACTTGAGCATCTACATATGTCTTGATTGCCTTAGCCGTAGCAAGGGAGTCATCGTTGGCACTTACAGATGACAGGTCAGTATCCAATGCGGAGATGTCAGATAGGTCAGTAGTCGCTATTGTGATGTTAGCAGAGCCATTGAATGACTTACCTGCTATTGTTCTAGCGTTTTGTAGAATCGTAGCAGTACCAGCATTACCGGAAACGTTTCCTGTAACATCACCAGTCAATGCTCCTGTAAATGTACCAGCCGTGAAGTTCTCAGAACCAATAGTCCATTTATCATTAGTTTCATCCCAAGTCAAGGTTTTGTTAGAAGCACTTCCCCTTTCCACTTCTATTCCGGCATCTTGAGAGGGAGTACCAGTCTCATCAGAATTGAGAACAATTATGTTGTCACCTATGTTTACAGTATTGGTATCAATGGTGGTTGTTGTGCCATTGACAGTCAGGTTACCAGTAACTACCAATGCCCCAGAAGTAGTCACAGTTACATCTGTTCCATCACCAATAGTTACACTCTCTGTAATCTGTGGTAATCTAGCAGTTAGGTTCGCTACATTCACATTGATGTCTGTGTTAGTTACCTTAGCATCATTGAGAGCAGTCCTAGTCTCTAGTTTCTGCATGGCGGCTAGAATGGTATCTCCTGCCGCTATTGCTCCACCTGTTCCAGTTCCTAGATTGGTCAGAACCTTACCAGTTATCGCAGTAGCCGCAGTTGCAGATGTTAATGCACTAGTCGTTGTGAAGTTTGAATCGTTTGTGTATGCTGACAACAGAGGGTTGACAGTGAATGTCAGGTCATATGGGTCAGCATCTGTACCGTTGTCAACATCTGTCCAGTTTATTGTGAGAAGGCTTGAAGCAGGTACGAATTTTATTTCCTTAGAATCAGCAATCGTAAGTTCTGTACCATCTCCGTCTTCTAGGATGAAGGACATTCCACCTACACCACCGGGAATGCTATCCACATACGCCTTGACTGCCTTAGCAGTAGCAAGCCCAGCATGGTCATCAGTAATGCTTGCCAAGTTGGTTTCTAGTTGAGCAATATCAGTTAGTCCAGTAGTTGCTAGAGATGTCAGATAGGTGTTAGTATCAACGGTGTATGACCCCGCACCAGTTCTCTTCATGAAACCATTAGATGTGAAATCCCCATCCATCAACGCTCCTGCCGCCGCTACATTGGTAGCATCCGTTACATCAGCACTAGTTTCTATTCCAGACAGTTTGGTTCTCTCAGCAGAACTGATTACAGTTCCACTACCTAAGTCCGTTAATCCACTTATCTTACCAACGGTGACTGCGTTGTTTGCAATATGAGCCTCATCAATCGAACCATCAGTGTAGTGTTCAGAGTCTATCGCATCATCAGCAATCTTAGCACCAGTAATGGCATCTGCGGCAATCTTAGCAGTAGTTACTCCTAGATTCGCCAACATCCCTGTCTCTACTGCTAGATTAGCAATAGTCAGAGTACCATCAACTGCAAGTGTGGCATCACCGGAAACTGCTACGTTGTGATAGTCCGTTCCATCTGCTACCATAATGTGAGTGCTAGTGACTCCGATTGAGTCATCAATGAAAGCAATCTTTGCCGCAGTTACTGCATCATCCTCAATCTTCCCCGTCTTTACTGAGTTAGTCGCTAGTTTTCCATACGTTACAGCGTTACTTGCTATCTTACCTGTAGTCACCCCAAGGTTTGCAATCATACCAGTAGCAACAGTCTGTGAATCTCCGGTTGTCACAACCGTACCTGTAATGTCAGGTAGTGAAATTACTCTATCAGCAGTTGGGTCTATGATACGAAGAGTAGTTTCATAATCATCAGCAGTAGCACCCTCAAAGACAAGAGCATCTTGGACATTGATTTCAGTCTGGTTGATTGTCGTCAGGGTTCCGTCAACAAAGAAGTTGCCCCTGACCCTAACAGTAGTATCATTGCCAGCGTCACCAAGGTAAAGAGTGTCGCTCTCATTAAGAAGTCCAAGAGAAGCCACCACATTTGCTTTATCGGTAACATCTGCTAGTGCTTCGATGCCAGCCAGTTTATCAAACTGGTCATCAGTCATCAACCCATGAGCATCTGTTGTGGAATCAGGAACAGTAGCGGTGGTAGTTGTTCCATCATCATGAGTCAGCGTCAGTAGTCCTTGGTTGAAAGCCGCACTAGCGACTCCTCCCTTTCCTGAATCAGAAATATGTAATCTATCAGAAATTACCGTAGTAGTTATTCTATCTCCACCAGTTACGGCTACTGTAGAACTGCCTCCAAACTGGTCTGATATCGTAAGTAAAGGAGTGCTTCCTCCGTCTAGTGTCGCAGATATTGTATATGTTCGGTCCTCTACCTGCTGTTGAGTGATATACTCCTTAACTGCCTTCGCAGTTGGAAGTTGAGCATCAGTGGAATTGTTATTAATCGCAGTTACTAATGTGCTTATGTCAGATAAATCCGCTACTGCAACAGTGGAGAGTTTCGTGTTTAACTGGGTTTGTATTGATGATGTCACTCCATCGAGATAGCCAATCTCTGTGGCACTAACCCCCGTGACACCATCTAGGATGTTTATCTCTGCCGCAGATGCAGTCACGCTCAAATCACTTAGAGTCTCAACCTTATCAGAAAGGTTTGAAACTAAATTTGCTATCTTGCTTTGTGCTATAGCGGCATTGCTGGCAACTTGAGAATTACTCACGCCACCTGCTTTGATAGCCACTGCTCCTGAAGACACATCGAAGTTGGCAGAGGAGAAGGAGGCAACACCCTTGTTGGAAGTAGTGGCGAGTTCTGCTTCTATGGTGAGAGAACCACTACCATCATTGTAAGTGGTTGTTATTGCCTCACCATCAGTAATCAACGCATTGACCCTATCGTCAACTCTCTCATCAGTATAGAACTTGTTAGTTCCTTCTGCGAAATCATCAGTATCTAATGTTAGAGTCCCACCAAGATTCAATGAGTTACTGTTGATAGTAACGCCTGAATTTGCTAGTTTGCTGTTCGCTATGCTTCCAGCCAGTTGAGAATTCGCCACAGATATGTTGCTGACGTTGCTCGACCAATCAGCCCCCGCAGTCGCACTAGCCTGAATTGCATCTAACTTGCTCTTTAGAGTTGCAGTGAAAACCTTGTTGGTTGAGCCATCTGCAATCTTATCTGCGCTAATAGCCGCACTGCTTGAGATATCGGCATTCACTAGGGTTGTTCCAGTTGCACGATAAGTAGAGGATATGTCTGGTATATCTGAGGCAATGAGCAGAGCGAACAGATTTGCAGGGTTAATCCTACGAAGACCATTCGTGGCATCATCATACATCAGATAGTCAGCAGTTCTATTGATGCCGTTCTCAATAGTCAGCCCATCAATATCCACTTTGAGAGTAGCACTACTTCTGTCCAGCCCATCACTGATTGTCAGACTTGGTTCCTTTCCACTCAATGCGCTTGTCAGCCCATCTATCTTACTCTGCGCAATCGCCGCATTACTAGCAACACTTGCATTGACTACAGCATTGGATGCTAACTGGTCTGCTCCTACAGCATCATCAGCAATCTTAGCCGAGGTTATAGCATCGTCTGCCACCATTGCAGTAGCGACTTGAACTTCCCCAATCGTACCAGCAGTAGTAGCCCCCAACAATCTGTTGTTAGTCGAGGTATCTTGCATCTTCCCATAGGTGATAGCATCGTCAGCAACATCACCAGTAGCAATGGTTCCATCCGCTATCTTAGCACTAGTGACTGCACTATCTGCTATCTTGGCAGTTGCTACTGCATCATTTGCAAGTGTAGTAGAAAGAGCCACGTTACCAGTGCCAGTGAACCCAACTGCACTTGCAGTCACATCACCAGTGATACTGAAATTCCTAGAGTTCGCTAGAGCAGTTGCAGTAGAGGCATTCCCTGTTACGGCTCCTTCTAAGTTTGCGACAACAGTTCCAGCAGTGCCTGAGAAGACTTCGCTTGAATTAGTAGCATCGGGTATGAAAGTGAATTTGCCTGTGCTATCATCAAACCCAAAGAAACCTACCTTTCCACTGGAACCATTGTGCCACTTGAACTCTATTCCCCTGTCCTTGTTATCATTGAGTCCTGTTGCATCCCCACCCAATGTGAACACTGGGTCATCTACTGTAACGACTGTTGAGTTGATGGTCTGAGTAGCACCATTGACCGTTAGGTTACCACCCACAGTCATGTGACCAGAGAAGATAGCAGTGTCATTTGCTTGTGAACCGATTGTGAAATCACTACCAAAGTCTGAATTCAATCTAGTCTTCAAGTTCGCAATTGACACATCTGTATCAGTATCAGTCTGATGAGTGTCAATCATGCTCTTGATATCAGCCGGTGCATATCTCTTGATTGTAGTAGAATCGCCAGCCGTTCTCTCAGAGGAGGAAACCTGCGCTACTTGATTATTGTAAGCGGTTTCTATTTCTCCGTCAGATTGGTCAGCAGTAGCCCCTGCTTCTATCCCCATCATTGCTCTTACGGCAGATGGTGCAAGTTCCTCAACAACACCAGCCCCCGCACTATCTCTTCCGAGTATCTTGTCAGTGGCAGATACGTTCTGCATCTTCGCATATGTCACAGAATCATCGGCTATGTTTGCAGTAGCCACACCGCCACTAGGAACCAACCCTGCATTACCTTGAGATATGGCAGATGTGTATGTTATGTCAGAAGTAAGAGCAACAGTACCAGTCGATGAAGGTAGAGTTAGTGTTGCTGAACCCTTTGTTAATGTCCCATTAGCGTTTATCCTAAGTGTCTCAGAGCCACTGTTTATCGCACTGAACCCCTTAGTGGTCTGGTCATATCCCAAGAACTGAACCAAGCGGTCTATTGCGTCATGGTCTGACCCTGCTGGATACTTGATTATGGCAACCGGAATATCCCCAGCAGTCAGAGAAGACACAGATGCGGTACTTACTGAATTGGCCCCTGTCCTAATCTGTATTACATTTGAGGAATCAACCACAACCGTTGCATACCAATCGTTGTCTGCTCTCTCACCAACTCCCGGTGCGATGTCGTTCCTAGCAGACACAGAAACTAGAAGCCCATTTCTCAGTATCTTACCCGCCGCTACATCGTACTGTGTATATGTGCCACCGTCTTCCTGAGTAATGTTAAAGCCACTAAGAACACTATTGCCACCAGTAGCCACGTTTAATGAGTTGATTATACCACTGTGTATGTTGTCAGAACCATCCACTATTCGTGTGCTAGGAGTAGCAGATAGCGTTGTTAAGAACCCCGGATTAGTATTTACCATCAGTCCACCTCCACTCTAATAGTAAATGTCACCGTATCTGCCGATGGTACTACCCCGGTGTTAGTGAACGTGACTCGGCTCAATAGGGTATCGGAAGAATTGAAAATCCCTAATTCAGAGACACCTTGTGTTCCTATTTCTGACCCAAGGAAAGAAGCAGTCCAAACTAATTGTGAGCCTATTCTAGAAGGAGTAACAGTCTTAGAGGCAATAAAGGAATCTAAGGCTACTTGTGAACCTGCGGTATCATCTCCTCCATTGCCTACTTTCACTGTTGTAAAGGTAGTAGCAAGGGTCTGTGCTAGGGCTTCTTTTCCGGTATCAACTATCATCAATAATCCTCCTGTTCGTAAAACTTATCCTCATAACTCTTCTTTGTCACTATGCTATGTTCAAATCCAACCTCTTCTGTAAAACCTAGTATATCGTCAAAGCCCATATTTGAATTATATGAGAGCGCATTCGATGACCCGGTTATTGCGTAGGAGAAACTAATATCCTTTAATTTAATTGCATCAAATAGGTACTTTCCACCGGATACTATGCTTGCATCCTTTCCTAACAAGGTGGTACTGTCATCCGATTGACGAGAGGATAGTTGGCTTAATCTCTCAGCAATTGTCTTATCGAATGTTCCTACCTTGATTTTCAGTGTGCCAGCAAGGACATTCTCTATCTCAAATACAATATAGTCACCAATTGGTATGTTGTGATTAGGGAAGTTCATCCGAACTATGTCACCTGCTTCAAGTAATTCTAGCCCTTGCTTCTGTAGTTCTACATCTATCTTCCTAGTATCCTCACTATGAATCTCCATGAGTTCAACGGCCTTAGTCTCAGCATCTGTTCTAGTTTTAATTGTAGGGTCAACCACCTTAACTGCCCTTGTCTGTTTCTTAGTCGGTTGTTCCAATTCGTATTGCACCTTATCACCAATAACCACAACCTTGTTTGCTTTATCGAACATTGATTTATTGCTTCCTACCTTGATAAGCCGATTAGTTTCCTTGTATGATAGTGCATATTTACGAAGACTATCAGTGTCCTCTATGTTCCTAGTGATGAATTCGCCATTCTTTATCTTGTAATCTAAGCCTCGCTTGGCAATTAGTGAGTTAATTGCGTTATACATGTTAGTATTATCAAACTTTAGATTCGTTACGAATGTCTTGTTGTTTATCTTGACTATCTCATCATGTTGTGATGGAGCATAGTATTTCTTAGTTAGAGTTATGACTGCATTTGAAACACCGTTAGTAGCCACCTCTCCTATGAGATGTCCATCATATGAGTAGAGAACATCCCCATCACTAATACCAGTTACATTGGCGGTGCAAGTTATGGTGGTTGAGGAAGTGGTTCCACTAGTGATTATATTACCAGTTGGTACAGAGAAACTTCTAGCGGCATTGTATTCAAGACCAGCCAACTTGACAATATCTTCTACTTCTTTCTCCAAATGAGAACTAATAGAATAGGTAGTTCCTATATGGCATCTGTTGATTTTCTTCAACTTCGGTTTCCTACCCAACGTTATCTCAAATACCTCTCCCAACGACACCACACCATTACCACTAACACTTCCTTCAATTTTCATGGTTAGACCGTCTTCAGTAGCAACCGTAGGAGTTGTCTTGAACCCTTCAGAAATCTTCTCTACAGTTGGTTTCTTAGTGGAAACAGTCATGGTAGTCACACTAGATGTTTCCCCATCAGTAACATTCATTCTGATTTTCTCCAAATGAGTAAAACCACCTATGGCAGTAGCCGGGGTTCTGTGTTCTAGGTATTCAGAAGTCCCAGAATCTATGTCCAAGAGGAGGTGCATAGTCCAAACGGATTCTTGATATTGAAAGTTATTAGACCCGTCTTTACCAGTTAGGAAATGCTTTGCGGTACTCATCTTCTTTAGCGTGTTGAATTCTATGAAGTCCTGTTGTTCATTAAACGTGGTTTCGGATATCCTCATCAACCGATAGAGATAACTCTGTTCATCAGTAGTTAAGTTGTTATCCAATACGATAGTATGAGCCTCAATAGCACTGGTCGATGGGGTAGTGGATACAGTATGAGAGAGAATTTTGACTGTAGTATATGGAATGCCTCCGTCTTTCCTAGTGCGTATGCTACTACTATCCCCAGTCGTCAACAGTTCTGATACTAGGTAATGCCCTGTGAGATTAGGTACGAAACTCAACCAATTGTGATTAGAGGTAGCATTCAATGTAAACACCAAAGTAGTTGTGTTATTGGAAGCAGATACCGACTTGGTGATATCTGAATCAGCCAAGTTGAATGTTGGTTTCACTAGCATCTGTGCAGATGCAACTAGACCCTTAGCGTCACCGCTCATATCAGTATGGTTTTCCTCATGGGTAGTATCACCAGTCGCATTACTGCTAATTAGGAATCTTTCGGTGGTTTTAGTTCCCCCCATGATGATATCTGTCGAACCGTCCAATGATTGAAGCATAGCATTCCTAGTCGTTTGGTCTGTATCTGTATCATCACCCAAATCAGTGATGTATGCTTGATACCTCGCATCAGTGTCTAATCCCAGTGGAGAACTAGTCAGGGATATGTCTGGGAGGGTAATGGTGTTGTCTTCCATTGCTAGTTTAACGTCTTTGAATAGAGCGATGCAATTGTCATATGGGTGTGCAAAGAAGGCATCACTAGTAGAGGTTATCCCAAGACCATACTTGTTCTGTATAGTGATTCCAGTTCCACTGCTCCTAGTTCTATGTACTAATGCGTTGATGACTCTGGACATATGTAACCTATGACCTCCATTAAATGAGACATTACCCATCCAAGAATCGGGATGATGCCATAGGGAATGAGTGTGGTTCAGGTTGTTATCAGTTGCTGAGGTTTCCTTGGATTGGGAAATCAATGGTAGTATTATGTTATGTGCATCAAATTCATCAGAACCGTGTTCCAGATTAGCAAAATTAAATTTAGAGGTTTTGGTATTTCCTCTAGTGATGAACACGTTTGTGAACCTAATGTCCTTGGTTCTCAAACGTCTATCATGACTAATATTGGTGGAGGTATCTAGATTGTCAATATTGTGGTCGGTTGTCCTGTATATGGAAAAGGGCGTGACTCCATACCATTTTACCCCACTGTCATTATGTCCAGCGAATCTCAGAAGGTCATCGTAACTACCTCCTAAACCCCTTCTATAGTGATTACCACTATCGTTACCATTGCTACTACCCCAAGCCACTGCTTTCTTGACTGCTACGAAGCCGTTGGATTGGGTGGGTCTGGTGGTTCCAGAGAAACTGACATGCATTGCATCTGGATTCTCACCGATATAGTCCTTGGAATAGAACATATCCCCATCGTTTGGCGTTACCGTGCTACTAGATGCGTTGACATCACTACCAGTAGACAAACCAATACTGTTTGAAGCAGTCTCTACTGTTGGCAAACTCATCATGACATAATCGAAATATGGGAGCGTTGGTATCTCATCAACGTTTTTCAGATTCTCAAAATCTACCGGATTGAAATGCCAATCATAGGTTGCCTCTACTAGTCTTATAACACCATATCTCCTACTTTGGTTGGTTGTTTGAGTAGCAGAAGAGATAGAAGATTCCTCGGTCATGTTCTCTGTGACTAGAGTTGAAGATGTCTTACCTATGTAGTCCTCATGAATAGTAGTTCCTGAGTTTGAAGTGTCTGTCTCAAGCAATATACCGAACTCATCATAATTCTTAGTGTGATAACCCAAATTATTATGTCTGAGTTTTGAGTATGGGAATAAATCCCCCACTGCTAATAATTCGTAATTATCTGCTCTAGGGTCAATCTGTTCAAAGGCGTCATACTGGATATCATATTCACTAGTGCCACCTGTACCATAGGTATAGGACTCAATTAGGTCACTTGCATAGAAGCCCCCAGAGGTTAGATGTGTCCATCCCTTGAGTGTATTACTACCGTTTATGGGTTTGTTGTTAGGGGTAACCGTAGGCGTGAAGGTCGCACCATTAGATTTGACCCCATAGCCTACTGCATATCCCTGTATTCGTTGAGGGGTCTTCCCCTCACTATAGATGGATTTACTATTCTTCTGAATGGTTCCAGCCTTGAATTTTTGTAAGTCCCAATAACGTATGGTTTCTTTCGGACCATAATAACCAGTCCCTGTGAAACTATCTTGTAGCCTATGTATGAAACCGCCAGTATCAATATTGTTGTTAACCAGATATATATTGCAATTCCCCCTACTATCCTGACTATTGGAATTCACCCTACCTAATACCACTGGGAATGTAGGGGCTATCTCCATTGTAGTAGCACCTTCAGACTTCTCGTTAGTGGCTATGACATCGAACCTCTCACCGGATAGAGTAGCAATGTCCTTCTTATCTATAGAGACACCATTCTCATCACCCACGGTGAAGGCAAATATCGAATCATCTGTTGATGTTGATTTGGGACTTGAGATATCGTATCCTAATGTTCTATCTTGCTGATAAGTTCCAGTATTAGATGTGGCCTTTAGTTTACTATGTGTGAATGTAGATGAGTTCGCACCAAACGTGCCTCCTAGTGATAACCCCCCATTGAAACCAAGCCCCTTCTCACTGATAGAGGTGAACCCACTTAACCCAGTATTGAGCAACTTATTGCTAGATAGTGCCTTAGTTCCGGTAATCAGGTTGGCCCATGTAGACTCATAGGGATGGTAATACAACAAGGAGGTAGTCGTAGTAGGAGTAGAGTAGAGGGCATTGTAGCAGGTGATTCTATCATTGTAACTACTATAATTATTTTCGTATTGTTTTACTTCACCAAGCAGTTCTCCAGCCTGATTCAAAACCAACCCATGTCTCTTAGGGGTAATACTAGGACTACCATACCATGTGATAGTAGAACCAGACAGAGTTAGATTCACCGCAGGGCCACCAGTAGTTACTACAATGGCAGTGGCATCCAGATACGGTGGTAATGATGTATGTAGAATGTCATCCATGAACGTAGTGTTCTTAGTCACGGTTTGTGACAATAGTTTTGATGTTTCATCCCTACCCACTACATGATAAGTGGTTAGCCCATTCTCAGATACACTAGACACATCCTCTACAATACCTCTGAACGCAACATCACTGATTGCATATCCACCAGTATAGTAATAGAATCTACTTGCATTCTCATTGCTTCTCTGATAGAATACCCTATCTGAATCTTGTATCTTTAGGAACTTATTGTCCTTATCTCCATAGTCAATCCTGTTGTCATGACCGTTGTATGCACCATTTACTAAACGGGCATTGTATAGTTTAGTCTTATCCTTGTCAACTGTTACATCCGACATGGATATGCGACCAGAAGCATAGTCGTATTCTGTATCTGGCTCTAAGGTGGTGTTAATGACCCCAGTATATGGGGCCAGTTGAAGGGTCTTTTCAGAGAAGTTTTCTGCTACAGCACTTCCGCTCCATACATTAGCACTCTTCTCCTTCTTGTCCTTTATCGTGATTATTTGATTTCCACCTGATTGTGCCGCAACAGATGCTACCACATAGTGATACCCATCAACTTCAATGATGTCATTATTGCCAAGTATGTTCCTAAGTTCAGTTCCCTTCTTGATATCACTCATCACGATGAGGGAGGTATTCGATGAGTGTCTAGCGGCTTTACCCTCAAACGCAATTAGATTCAATGTGTCATTGTGAATGTTTCTCTCTAGAACTAAATCGTCTTCCTCCTTTACCTTTAGATGTTGTAGACCACTGTTATCCAATATTTTGAATCGGGCTAATTGGCTCATCTTATTTCTGGGCTGGTTTAATGTAGCGTCAGTTATGAGAGGAATTCTATTGTTTTTAAAATTCGCTTTTTCAAATGTGATATATTTTCCCGGTCCTGTTAGATTACCATCTAGCGTAGTAGCAGTGGTGGTATCAGAGTTGGCCGTGTGTCTATGCATCTTCGGGAAGGCAGTTTCCCACTTGTAGAAGTCACTAGAGTTACTATCATCGGAGGTTCTACTAGCATCTACAAGAGTAGCCTCCATCCTGTCCTTCCCTAGACTGTGTATGGTATTGCCGAATTTTCCTTCTGTCCTGAATATTACATTCTGAATAGTCTTTCCTATCTTGACATTGAAGTCACTCGTTGTCGCTGTTATGGCTATTCTTGCAAAGTCTAACAGAACATCGTTACTAGATATGCTCTCTATGTTACCAAGATAGGCGTTACTAGAATTAAATAGCGACATACCTACAGAGAGTTTGTTAGTGTCACTGCTACCACTAGTGATGAATTTGACAGTGTTAGAGCCAACTGCGAACTGTGCGTGTTCCTTTACCTCGGTGATTGATATATTCGTTGAGTATCCCCACCAACGTAGATGGGTGAGATTGTATTTTGTCATGTAATCTAACTGTTCTTTTTCATCCAGTCTATCCTTGTAGAAATACCAAGTGGGCCTACTGCAATAGTTAACGCGGTCATGCTTGGGAGTAGAAGTCAGAGTGTCACCACGAAGCCCATAACTAACAGCAACTATGTCAGTCGCCGTCTTTGCTGGGCCTTTGTAAATCTCAAACTTAGTACCAATGGATACCCCTGTTGGGTATGCTGGGCTGAATTCCAACCCATCGCCAAATTCATCAAACGCTATGATTCTAGTAACCTTAGCAAAGTGTGGTCTAACGGCATCTGTTCCCATGACAAGCGTATCTGGGTTCAAGAGAATGAAGTAGTCATAGTTCTCGATATCTAAACCAACCTCCTCTGTGGCTGGATAATCACTAGTGGAATACACGAATTTCCTATTTGTCTCAGAATTGCTGGTGCTTGAATCATAAGCCTTCACCTTGAAGGCATGTGTCTCATCTCTGTTTGTCGCATAATCACCCAACGTATCATTACCGGGATATACCCTATTTCCTATCTTATCCGCATAATCATTACTAATGCCCCCACCATGTGGTGAGGTTCTTATTTCCATGAAGTTAGCGGAATTAACCAGAGAACTCCCACTGACTGAGTTCTCATACTGTAAGTTATTTTGAAGGATTGTGGGATTGACAGAAGCAGAAAGATATGCCTGTGTAGTCCTACTAGCATGGTCACCGTAATCGAATGACGTACTATCTTCTGTCACATCTGAATCTGACTTCCCTGCATTCAGGACGAATATTGCCTTTCCCTTGTCTGTTGTTCCCATCTAACCACCAAACGTATAATAAAACATAATATCCGAATAACCCGGAGTTAGAGTCTTCTGCGTAGGAGATGGCCTCTTCCCTTTATGCATAGCAATCTCGTATAGTTCACCAAAGAACTGCTCTGCATTGTTGGCTCCCCTACCTATCTTACAATCGCTCTTGTCTAATTTGAAGGAAGTTAGAGTATGTGTGTCTCGTTTGATTAATTCCCCATTGAGATAGAGTTCTAAAGTCGTGTCATTGTAAACCAGTGCTACGCAATACACTTGTTCCACATAGAAAGCCTCTCGTAGTTGATTGGTGTATATGGTGGAAGTAACCGTACTAGTGGGTGGTTCTGCAAGGGTGATTGTATCACCAGAGACACTTGCTACCGTTCCTAGTAGGGTAGTAGAAGAATCGTATATTTTACTACCTGCTCCTAATTCCGTTGCTTCTCCCGAACCTACTACTATGTTGGTATTGCTTCCGCTTTGGAAATTAACGGTAGTGACATCAGTGACGTTATTCGTTAGAGCCGCACTACCCATAGCCGCTTGATTCAGGGTGATTGTGACAACGGCATTAGTCCTAGAAGTAATCAACGTGCCATTATGCCCGTTATTACCATCAATGGCAGTTTCTAAGTTAGCCGCAGTTGTGTTATTGTTTGTAACTGCTCGGAAGAAGGTGTAGGTTCCATCTGTAGTTCCTGTTACTTCTGTCGTGGAAGCCTTGTATTTCTTGAGTGTTCCACCTGCATCAGTGATGCTGATGTAATTGTCCGGTGTTCCACCACCAGAGAAATCAGTATCACCGACATTGGCAAGATTGTTCTGTGTGATAGCAGTATTACCAGCACTACCAGCACCGCTAGTTGATTGTGTTAGAGTTAGCGTCCCAGATGAGTTACTCACAGATATGCTTCCGTTATGCCCATTAGCGTGTTCTATGGCCGTTTCTAGGTTAGCGGCAGTAGCAGTATCATTTGCACCTACTTGGAAGGCCACCGCTCCTGAAACATCCCCAATAGTCTGAGTCGCACCTGTTGCGATAGCATCCCCATTTCTTACAGGCACATACTTCTTTGTGACGGCACTTCCAGCCCCATCAATCAACTGAATATATGGGGTGTTTGAATTGTTTGTGAGATTGACTCCACCTGTGAAATTAGCACCTGAGATTGTAGCCGCACTATTCGCAGTGTTCGTCTTTGCAATGGTTGCGCTATTACCAGCAGTCCCAATGATATCATGTGATAGATTCACCACTGCACCGCTTCTAGTGGCAGTTATAGTGCTAGGATGCCCATTAGCATGATTTATCGCCTCCTTCAATGCTTCAGCACAATTGCTTTCCTGACTGTTGCCTCCCCAATTGAAATACACAACCGAAACTGTGCTACTATCATCTAGTGTTCTTGTTCCAGTAGTACCTGTTGTTTTGGTTTCAGATGGCATGTAGTTCTTCGTAGTACCTGCACTATCCGTTATGGAGATGTAATTGATATCAGAATCAGCAGAACCAGTCGATTCACCACGAATGATTTCATTTGTTCCACCTGCTGGTTGTATTCTAGTTATTCCAGCAGGTAATCCACTTCCTAGTGTTATATCGGCTTCTGCACATTTTCTATTGGGAGTAGACCCTGCTATCCCACCAGTAAACAAGGTGCATATGGACGGAGGACTTGCTTGTGTATCAGTTGGGTCAGAACCAGAAGAAGCAGAACCTGACCAACCAGCGTTATAGCGGTTGATGCTTATTGCAAAATTATTTGCAATTACAGTATCAGTAGTGCTTCTCGCGTATGAATATGAATTAGAAGGCCAACTTCCCCCTGTTAATTCGTCACCATTAGTAGCACCATCTACTGCAAACCACCTTGTGACTACGGTTCCGTCTTCATTCGTTACCTGTATGTATTCAGTCAAATCGCTATCTGTTGCTGAATCTGGTATTGCTCCGAACTTGACTTGACCTGAATTAGCAACGTTTACTGAAGGTGCTACATCTACCTTGAAATTATTCTCATTTGCTATAGTCACACTACCTGTAGCATTGACCGCAGTGGAAAAATGAGTAGGAGTCCCACTAACTACTATCTGCCCAGTAGCCTGTGTGTTCCTTTCTAAATCATCATAATCGTCAATAGTAGCAGTACCAGAAGGATTACTCGCTGTAGCATTCGTTGCTATTCGTTGGTACTTGGTTGTCAACCCATTATAGTACCCACTCGCGTCATAATATCCATGTAGTGAATCTACGGCTTTGATTACAGTATCACTTTGAATGGTTTTTGTCGTTCCGCCCTTGGTTAATTCTGCTACTACCTTGTATTCTGCTGGTTGGTTGTACGAACTAGAAGTGGTGTTCTGTAGATACAGTTTGAGATTCGTGTTGTGGAATAGCATCATCTTCTGTGTGAGATACGCAGATGCTCCAAGATAGTCTACGCTTTCATAGCCAGACCTATCTCCGTATGCATCACTGGGGTATGGAGGGGTTTTCTGTGAATCAAGCACTCCATGCCTACCTGAAGTCCTAGAACCGGCTCCATTGACATCATATGGGGTAATTATGGCCTCTAAGACAAAGTTACTATCGTGCGCCCATATTCCTCTATCCCTCAGTGTAGTAGTAGTCGTGATGTTCTTCTTGAGGTTCTCGTTGTTAGCCAATGCCTCGTCATTGTTTGCGGCTAGTGTTATCTGTGTGGCAGTAACTGCACTGACTACACCAACAAGAGCATTAGCGGCATCGTATACATTGTCTCCAATTTCAAACTTAGTAGTGGCATCTACTGTGTCCACTACTATATTTGTGGTGGAGTTATCATTAATCGCACCATTGACTAACACTCCTGTTGATTCTACGGTGGAGGAGTGTTGTATCTCCCCAGTAACATCATAATCGAGATTCAGGTAGCCTTCGCATAGTAATGGGAAAACCAATTTGTATGAGTTCTCGATGTATGCATTGACCATGTTCACCCATCCAAGAAGTTCTCCGATAGGACATAGGCCTCCTCAAAGTCGATAGTGAACCCGATTGCAGGGAACTCCGCACCCGATATCGTGGTATTGAAAGACCGAATGAAACCCATCAGACCCACTGTCACATCCTCAGCACCAGTGTACGGTGTGAAGTATTCTGAGTTAGAGCCTTGGCTAGTGAATACGTTGTCATAGCCCCTACTCTTCCAAGAGAAGGGTATGGTTTGTAGTTCTGAAATATCCTTTGTGGCAAGAGCGTTATCTCCACCATGATAGGCGAATGTATGGTCAACTCTGCTTGGCCCTAATATGATGAGTTTGTTGAAGTTCTGGTCGTCTTGGAAGGTACTTGAATCAACGTATGAGTGAATGAGTTGTGCCATTTCAAATGCAGTCATATTCACGGTCTTAGCCGCTTCACCATCTCTCTTCTTCACAATCGTCTGACCCAATAGTTGACCAGAGATATTCACTGTCTTCTGTGCCATTCCCACATCGAATGCCAGACTGAGTGACTCACCAGTAACGGCCCCAGAGAATGGAACCCCCATGTTCATGACCGTCTTTGAGGTATTGATTGTTATGCTATCAGCGAAAAGAGGGATTCTATTTGTATTGCCAACTCCCATTCCCTCGTCATTACGTCTTTGTAGTTCTAGGAAGACCTTGAAGTTTGCAAAGTTCTCACCAGTCATTAGAACCTACCTACCGCACTTGACGTTCTATTCATTTGTAGTCCAATCTCCCTCGCTACTTTACTGGCTATGTCTCTTATTTCAGCATCCGATGCTCCTACACGGCCATTAACATGCACATGTATAGTATTACCCATATTCCTACTTTGATTGTTAGAATGGACTGTAGCCCCTGTTGGAAGAGAAACCAATTCTGGTCCCTTCTCTCCTACGATTGCTAAACCACCCTTGCCGATGTGTCCACCCTTTGCTAGTAGTGGTATGTTCACACCGGGTAACTTGTTAACTAATTTGATTATAGCATTGAATGCTCCCTTCCATATTGTAGCAAGCAAAGCACCTGCAAGAGCGGCAAACACCTTAACGCCGAGTACGATGAGTTTCAATATCTTTTTACCGACTGGTATTAAGACATCAAAGACATACATCCTCAATGCCGCACCGATATTCCCTCCCATTGCTAACTTCAAAATCTCCCATAATTTACCCAATATTTCAACTACGAATTTGAATCCATTCTTTAGGTCATCTAGTC